CGATGCGTCATGGCAGGGACGAATCTTGACTTTTACTGCGGAGAGACGCTCACCATGTCGTTTTCTTGCAAGGATGGTGCTGGTGCAGCATTCCCGCTGACCGGCTACTCAGCTCGAGGTCAAATCCGTTCCAGCGTCACATCATCGACAGTCATCCTCGACCTGTCGCCAACAATCCCAACACCGAACAACGGAGTAATCTCGGTGAGCAAGACTGACGAGCAGACGCTCGCGGTCGCCCCTGGCACTTACTACTGGGACGTTGTGATCGACACACCCACCGGCGGCGTGATCTTCATTGCAGGAGGCACTGCCAAGTTCCGCAAACTCGTAACACGACCAGCATGAGTCTTCAAACTGTTGAGATCGAAGCGTTCTCTGGGCCTACATCGGTGCTGATCGGTGGTGGCAATCAACCAAGTATCGTCTACATCAACCAAGGCCCAGCCGGTGCTACTGGATCTACCGGTGCAACTGGGGCAACTGGGGCAACAGGAGCAACTGGGGCAACTGGATCAACGGGTCCGACTGGCGCAACAGGACCGACAGGAGGGTCAGTGTCGCACTACAGTTATGCAGCACGCACTAATACCACTTCTGGTGATCCAACTACCAATCAGTTGGGTTGGAATAACTCTACTCAAATAAGCTCGACAGCTTTGAGGGTTAATCATACCGATCAAGACAACATCGACGACAGCATATTCTTAGCTCTCGTAAGCGTAAACGACATCCTTATTGTCCAAGACAAAAACGATGCAGCCAACTACCAGAAATGGCGAGTAAACGCCACTCCAACTTTAAATGCTACTTGGAATAACTATCCTGTAACTCTCTTGGCTAGTGCTGGCACAGGCACAACGAATTTTGCCAGCAACCACCCTTTGCTTTTTGTTATTTTGGTCACTGGTGCAACTGGACCTACTGGACCTACAGGACCACAAGGCCCAACTGGGCCTACAGGAGCTGCTGGAGCTACTGGCCCACAAGGCCCACAAGGCCCAACAGGAGGGGTTTCATCCGTAGCAGGACGCACTGGAGCAGTTACGCTTGCCAGTGCCGACATTACGGATGCGACATCTGCTGCAACCGCAAACACATTGGTTAAGCGGAGTAGCACTGGAGCAGCTTCGTTTAATGGTGCTGCTTCCACTGCCACCATCTCCACAAGCGGAGCTAATGCCTACATCTCCACAAGCGGAGCTAATGCCGCCATCTACACAGAAGGAGCTGATGCCTACATCTTCACAAACGGAGATTATGCCTACATCTTCACAAACGGAGATTATGCCTCCATCTACACAGGAGGAGCTAATGCCGCCATCTACACAGAAGGAGCTAATGCCTCCATCTACACAGAAGGAGCTAATGCCTACATCTCCACACAGGGAGCCAACGCACACATCCAAACCCGCTCCACATTCAATCTCTTCAACGGAAACTACGCCACAACGCTCTCGCACACCCCCACTGCTGACCGCGCCATTGCATTCCCAGACGCATCAGGAACCGTAGCCCTAACTGACGTAGCCCAAAGCTGGAGCGGCACACAGACGTTCAGCGGTGCGATGGTGTTCACCAACGCTGCTCGTCCTACATCAAGCGCAAGCGGATCGCCAGCGGCAACAAGTTTGATTACCAGAAACGATGGTGATGCTCGTTTTGGCGGCCCAGTATATTTCGCAAGTTTAGCAAGTAATGTCTCCTACACCAACGACGCAACTGGCACTGTAATTCTCTCGATCGCTCTTCCAAACGGAACTTATTTGATTGACGCTCTTGTGCGTTTTACAACAAACGGAGCAAATTCAAAAGTTGGACCATCAATACTTGAAGGATCTTCTCCAAGTTTGAGTGGGTACAGGGGATCGTACAACAACGGATCATCGCCTAGCAGGATTGCAGGAGTAAACATTGGCCCCTCAGGTGGTGGGCCTTGGGGAGCAACTGCAAACACAGAAAATCACGAACGCGGCGGTGTTTTAGTGGTTGTAACTGGAACCGCAACATACCAAATAACAGCATCTCAAAACACGTCTTCCGCAACCACGACAATAGTTTCAGCAGGATCATATTTGCTCATCCGTAAAATCGCCTAACACTTATGTACACCTCAATCACTCCCGCCTTCCGCGCTGCCGCTGAGATCGAGCAGATCACTGCCGATACGATCTCGTTCGTCGAAGCTCGCCTCAAGCAGTTGCATGAACTTGCTGCTGATCCTGCTGTCCTCGATGTCTTTGGAAAGAATGCAGTGGCAGCACTGACTGCTTACTCTGCGTTCCATGCAGCACTGAGCGTAGCCAAGCTCGACCACACCGCTCCTGCGTTCGATCTTGCAATCTTCCAACCGCAGCCAGACGGCAGTGTGAAATACGTTCCTTCAGCAATTGCTGAAACTATCCAATCTGCTGAAGATGCCGATGAACCCACTTGATAACCTACCGCTCGCAGGCAAAGGCATCGTTGGAGTATCAGCACCGCTAGCAAGCATCCTTGCCACTCTGCCAGGCGATCTCAACCCATGGTTGCAAACCATTGCTCTTATCGCAGGTATCCTTGTCTCAATTCTCTCAGCCGCATCAATCATCCGTAAGAACCTAAAATAATGAAGACCTTGATCGAATATCTCAAAATGGAATCGACATGGCGCGGGATCATCCAGATTTCCACTGCGTTCGGCATCATCCTGCAACCTGCACAAGCTGCGGCAATCATTGCCGCTGGCACTGCGCTCGTTGGAATCATCAACGCGTTTAAGAAGGACTGATGTGGCATTCAAGCCACCCAGATCCATCTCAATAGGTGGCATTCGATTCCGTATCGTCATCAAGAAGATGGACGACTACGGACAGATGTCATTCGATGACAGGGAGATCAGAATCTCCCGCGAGTGCCTAAAAAGCGACAAGATGCTCCTTGACACGCTTCGCCATGAGATGCTACACGCATCACTAGCCGTAGCAGGTCATTCTTGGTCAGAAGGAATCGATGAGGAGCCAATCGTTCGATCCATCGAACACATATTCTTCCCTGCCATTGATGCGTTAATGAACAAAATCAAATTATGAGTTGGAAAAAATTCGTTGTTTGCGGTGACTCGCATGGAAACCTAGTGTGCGAGAGCGCAAAGAAAAAGTTTTTCGACTTCGTTGCTGATTGGAAACCACATCACCGGATTCACCTCGGTGACTTCATCGATGCACCAAGCCTTAGACGAGGATGCTCGGTCGAGGAGAAAGCACTTGGCATCTCAGAGGACTTTAATTCCGGTATGCAGTTCTTGTCCGACTATCGACCAGCGTTCCTTACTTTGGGAAATCACGATGACAGGATTTGGCTGCACTCAACCCATTGCTCAGACGGCATCCTGCGTGAGCATTGCGCTAACCTCGCGGAGGCAGCAGAGCAGGAGTTCCGCAAGCTCAAGATCAACTGGGTTCCCTACCACGTCTCGAAGTACCTCAAGATGCCCGAGGGTGGCCCGAAACTCATTCATGGGTTCCGCGCAACGATTTACCCTGCAAAGGCTCATTTTGAGAACTGGGGGCCAAGCATCTGCGGTCATGTCCACAAGCCAGATACTTACATTGCCAGACACATCGATGGACAGGCATCTTACTCGGTGGGATGCCTTGCCGACATCAACCTTATGACCTACGCAGATAGGACTCCTGCAAAGCTCGCATGGCGGCAGGGGTGGCTCTACGGCATGATCAACAGCAAGACCGGAGCGTGGAACGCCTGGCACGTCATCAACGAGGGTGGGCAGTGGATCTCGCCAATGGGCATCCTGTAATGTGTGATGCAATACGCGAATACACCAACTTTTCGTCCGATTTTTGATACATTAGCACTCATATGAAAACAAAAACGCAAAAAGCTTTATCGGCACTTGACTTTGCAATCTCTCAGTGCGCCACCCATGAAAGGATGGATGATGAGTTTACGCTTGCTGAGTACATCGTCAAAACACGGATTAACCGTCATACGGCACAGCAGCAACTCGCACGCCTTGTTTCGCAAGGATTACTCAGCAAGCGTAAAATTTCGATTGACGGCAACCTTACCAATCTTTACCGCAAGGCATGATTGCTGAACGACTAGCGAAGACTGCGGAATCGCAGGTGGGGGTGCGTGAGACGAAAGCCAATGGCGGGACAAAGATCGAGGAGTACCAACGTGCTACATGGCTTCCTGTTGGGCCTTGGCCTTGGTGTGCTGCGTTCGTCTGCTGGTGTGTCGAGCGTTCGCTCGGAGGCGAGCAGTACACGTTCCAACGTCCAGAGACTGCCGGTGCATGGGACTTCGAGAAGTGGTGTTTGTCAGTCGATGACTCAGTGAAGCTCAAGAAGCCTCATAAGAACGACATTCGCAGAGGAGATATCGTTGTCTTCACCTTCTCGCACATTGGCATCGCGGTTGCCGACATCGATGCCGATGGATTTGTGCATACGGTTGAGGGGAACACTAACTCTGATGGTGCTAGAGAAGGAGACGGAGTTTACCGGAAGAAGCGTCATGCGAGCAAAATCCGCTCGGTGATACGCTTCATGGTGTGAGTACACTCGTTGAGTGTATTGTGCATTGCCAGTTGACAAGTAGCCAGATCCGAGTATCATTTCCTTGGAGACTAGCGTTTCTTGTTTCATGTTCATGGGTGCAGGGGTAGTTCTATCGGGTGATAGGTGACTGCCCCTGCATTTTTTATTAGTACTGCATCGTCTGAAGTGCCTTGAGCGCACTCATCAACCCACTCTGCGTGTTCGTCTTTTCCCGCAGTGCCTCGGCTACAGCATCGTCGATCGTGTTGGTCGCGATGAGCCGGTAGATCAACGTCTCGGCAGACTGACCAGTGCGAATCAATCTAGCGTTCGTCTGGATATACGTCTCGTTCGAGTACGTCAGCGTGAACCAGACCGCGATCCTACCAGACTTCTGGAGTCCATCAATACCGTGCGACAAACTGCGAGGATCTGCCACCCATGTCTTGATCTTGCCATTCTGCCAATCTTGCAACCGGCGTTCGTCAAACATTTCGGCTCCTTCGATCTCAGACAAGATCCTTGCTGACTCATGCTTGAATGCGGTGAGTACGAGGATCGGCTCGTCCTTATGCTGCTTGCGGATCTTCCGCAGTGCCTCGATCTTCGTAGCGTGGACAGGCACGACCGACTTCTCATCGTCGTATACCGCGCCTCCGGTGATCTGGAGCAGCTTGTTGCACAGGGTTGCTGCTGTAAGGGCTACAACCTCCTTGTCTTTGATCTCGATCAGTAATTCCTTCTCAAGTGTCCTGTACGCCTTCCTAGCGTCCGTTGGCAGGGTTACTGGCACATCGACCACCGAGGACGCTGGCAGGTCGCTCTCGTCGCCAATGATGACCAAGCAGAGGTCGCTGAGGAGCGCATCGATCTCCTCCTTCGCACCTGGGCTGAGTTTGAACGTGTAGCCCATGTAGTCAGCAGGGTAGAAGAACCTGTTCTTGTACTCCGAGAACGACTTGCCGAGTCGCTTTCCGTCATCGAGCAGTCTGATCTGCCCATACAGATCTAGGTAGTTGTTGGGAACTGGAGTGCCGGTCAACCCGATCCGCTGCTTGAACATTGGAAGATACTTCCGCAGCGTCTTGAATCGTTTGCTTGTCGGGTTCTTGGCAAGGCTCAACTCGTCGATGATCAGAGTGTCCACCGGCAGCACCTTGCCCTTGAACAAGATCGGTGCTTTGGCGATGAGTTGCTCTGAGTTGATGAGGTAGATGTCGGCACTGCCGTCCTGCCATGCTTGCATCCCCTGTTTCGTTCGCAGGTGGGCAACGCGGAACCGCTTTGAATGGTTCCAACGCTCTACTTGGTTCGGCCATGTGATCGAGCAGACTCTCAGCGGGGCGATGATGAGCGCACCTTTGCTTTCGCCAGACTGCATCAAGCGGTCGAGTGCCGCGAGTGTGCAGACCGTCTTGCCCTTGCCTGGAGATACGAACAATGCCGAGGATGGGTTGTCAACGCACCAGTCGACCATCGCAGGTTGGTATGGGAACGGTTTGAAGTCTTCACTCATACAGGAAGAATTTGCATAGGATGTCGATCGCCTGCTCGTAGTTGTCAGTCCATCCAGCTACAAACCCATCGTCCACGCGTTTCTTGAGGAAGCGTTCTTGTAGTGCAGTTGGCTTCTTACCTGCTGCCTTGAACTCCAAGAACATGATCCTGCCAGTTTTCATAAAGACTCTGTCTGCCTTACCTCGGTCGTTTGGCCCAGAGAGCTTTAGCGTCGAGATGCCACAGTCTTTGGCCCATGCACAGACCTTCTTTTCTAGTTGTGATTCAGTCATGTCGTTTGATGTTGGGCTTTCGCCTTGATGAGTGCTTCTTGAATCGCTTCTGGGCCTGCGTCAAGATTATTCTGGATGTTGTCGTTTAGCATCTTGATTGCGATCTTGGCGATCGCTCGCTCGTCGTCAGTTCCGATGCGTCCTCGGTACGCTGGCTCAGAACACTTGTGCATGGCAAACTCGCCTGGGCCGACGATGAAGAGCGTTACAGTACCCTTGTGCAAGTGCCAGCGGTTCTCCTTAGAGATCACCGGCATCGACTTGAGTTGGATCTCCTTGATGCTTGCTGGCATCCGCTCGTTCTTCTCCTTGGTGCATGAGGTGCAAGTCTTGAGTCGATCATCACCTCGCAAGGTGATGCCAAACGATGTCTCTGGCTTCCACTTGTTGCAGGTGTGACACAAGTCTTTGACGGTATTGCGTAGCTTGAGACGCTTCTCCTCACGCTTGCAGTCCATGCACTTAGTCCGGTGGCATCGGTAGAATGCCGATGTCGGCTTGTCGGTCTTACAGGTTCTGCACCACTGAGTGGTGATCTTGTTTAGGTCGCGTTGCGCGTGGACGAAGTTGATTTTCATTGCTCAGTTTCCATCGTGTTGGGTTCGGTAAAGTTTGTCTATTTCAGCAAGTGCTGAAACAATGCATTTTTCTGAAAGCGAAATGTTCCGCGCTATGTAAATCTTCGCGCAGATCTTCCCTGCTTCCACATATTTCTCTGCGAGTTGTTTTTGAAATAGCAGTTCAGCACAAAGCTCTTCCATTCGATCCGCTGCTTCTGCAATGGCTGCGTTGGCGACCCCATCTTCGCTTTGGATTTCGTTAGCCAAGATGCGTAGTGCGCCGATAATTGTTTCTGTGCTGCTTCTCATATTTCCCATGTTTCGGTTAGTCCATTGTGACCGCACTGTTCGCAATCATCTTTATCATATTCTTGCTTGCTGCATTGGAGTATTTGCAGCAGGTCGTGCAAATCAACGCTCCCATCAGCCAATCCCTTTAATAGTTTGGCGCAAAGTGCGCTATTAAAATCGAGAAGCACGTCGTCATCAAGATCATAGATGCTCTCGTCATTTACGGTTACATACGTATTCATGCAACCGCTGTATACTTCTACTTTGTATTCGCTCATTCTTCCTCCTCCCATTTTACAAGTGTCCACAGGAATTCTTCCGCTTTAATTCGAGCACTAAGGTGGATACAATTACTATGATTATCATATAGGTTGCTAACGTAGCACCCGTAGGCGTGTAGGTCTTCATGC